TCCAGTAATGGAACAACGACCGTAATCTTGTAATGAGCCGTAGGGCTAATAATTTGATGGCTGTTGTTGTTGCTAGTGATCATTGGATCATCCCACGAAACAATAACGCTATTTGCTTGCGGTGCTGCTGGTGGGAATGAAAATACGCTCCAGACGCCAGGATTATTAAGAGCTGTGGCTAGTGTGGAACGAAGAGTGGTAATTGCTGGTGTGGTCATTACCCCACCATTGATCGAGGGCCAATATAGGGAGCGAGAAGACCAGATACTCTGGACATTACGCTACGACCCATCTTGTATGGCCCAGGTTGGAAATCTACTCCGCTTCCACCTGTTGCTGGAGTTTGACGTGCTTGCCAGATATCTACTGCAAGCATCATTGCTGCTTCACGAACTGCTGGAGTTGAGGCATAGGCTGTTGCCTTTGTATCAATGCCGGCTGCTTTGCCGTAAGGCACAATGAGGTGATAAGAATCGTTTGCTGCTGTCTTAGCAAATTGAACCATTGAATATCCCTTTGGAAATGTTAAATTATTGAAAGGGATAAAACTAAATAAAGGAAATGTTGCTGAATTGGCTGAATAAGGATATGTGGCAGTAATTGTATATGTGCCGTTATATGTTGAGCCGCATCCGCTAAAAGTTATTGATTGTCCTGTGACGTATGATCCAGGAGAGGAAAGAATGACTGTTGCTGTGTTGTTGTAAATGCTTGCACCGACAACAGGTACTGAATCGAACCAAAGATATGAATTGATTAAGTCTTCTGAAGTCTGGCAGACCTCTTCCACAATGGTGTCAGAGTAAAGAGACCCAATGCCTAAATTGGCCTTGAGTTCTGCTGCTGTGACGTATGTGGCTGCCATAATTTCCTTTCTAAAAACTGGGAGTGGAGCAAGGGCTGCGCCCCACTCCCAGCGACTTAGTACCTAGTGATTAGGTGAGGTTGAAGCGACGGATACCAGCTGCTTGCTTAACAAGAGTTGAACCGTAACCGTAGATTGCCATTTGTACTTGCATGTTACCAACGATATTTACTGAGAAGTAAGATGTTGGTGATTCGTACCATGTAACGCACTCTGGTGCAATGATGAATGCTGATTCATCGATTGTTGTTGCTACTGCGTTCTTATCAACGTATAGGTCAAGTCCGAGAACGTTACCCTTGATTGATGTAGGTGCTGATGATCCACCGGCATTCATTGGAGCTGATGCGTTGTAGATTGGGCGACCTGTTGAATCTGTTGCTCCAAGAAGCAATGACCATTGTGATGTTCCAGCAAGGTAGTTCTTTGCAAAGAATGAAGTACCTGCATATGCTGCTGGAGCTTCTGTTGAGATGAATGAAATGATTCCAGCTGAAGACGCTGCTGTTGTTGCTGCTTGTGTTCCACCAGCTGTCAATGCTGCAATTACTGCTGCATCTGTTGCTTGTAGGTAAGCGCGTTGTAGTTGAAGAGTTAGTTCATCGTAGAATAGTGGGTCTGAACGCTCTAGAAGTTCAAGAGTTACAGTCTGTTGTCCAGCGTACTTTGAAACTGTACCTGTAATGTAAGCAGATACCATTCCTGTGTCAGATGGAGCAGCAGATTCTGCTGTTGCAGCTACTGTTGGAGCAGTTGTCAATTTAGGAACGTTGAATGACATTCCGTTTGTTGGAAGAGTTCCGCGGCTAACTGCATCAATCGCTGGGCGACCGAAATTTGTGTTAGATACGAATTCTTTCATGTACTGAATTGGGTTGAACGCAGGATCAGTAGTTCCAATTGAATCTACTGCTGCTGTTAAGTACTGTGGGTCTTCTGAAGCTGCAACCCAAAGTTTGGATTCTTCATTGCCCATTGCTGCCTTGATCTTGTGCTCTGTGTAACGGCCTGGAGATGAAATTCCATGACGTACAGTAGATGTGATGTAAGGAGCTGCTGCCTTAATTGTTGGACGTGAGGCATCTGCCGCAGGTGCAGCTGCTGCCTCGGTTGTTGCGGCTGTTGTGTCTTCCGACATCTTTGCCTCACTTTCGGTTGATTGGTTTTCGGTTGTATCTAATACTTCGACAATTTCGTCTGCATTAGAAATTTCTGGTAGCACTTCTTCAGCTACTACGGATTTGACTTGAGCCGCTGAGAATGCTGGTGATTCGACAAGGCTGACTTCTTTGAGCAAAGCAGACTGGACATAAAGTGTTCCATCTTTGCCTGGCTTAGATGCAATTACTTCGACTCCTACTGAAAGGCCTGAAATCAAATCTTCAGAAGCCATAACGAGATAGTCTGTACCCTTTTGCGATGCGGATACCTTAAATGAGCCGCGAATCTCTGTTGGAGATTCTTGGAAAGATTGAGCGCGGCCAATTGGATCATTTGTTGAGTGTTGCGCAAGCAACTTAACTTTTGATGGTGTTGGGATCGTTATTGAGCCGCTCTCAAATACAACTGGGCCGACTGATGTGTTTCCCACTTGATTGAATGGAACTACAACACCAGAGATGATTCGGCGATTGGCATCTGATGCCTCGATTGAACTACTGAACGTTAATATCATTTGTTGTCATTTCTCCCATTGGTGCTAGGTCTTCCATTGAACGCGCTTCATCTAAACTAATTAGATTAAGGTTGAGCAATTTTTCTGTAACGTTAAGTCTTGCCATTGCATCAGCGCGAAGGAATGTTTCATCTACGCTAAATCTCACAACTTGTCCACGAGGAGTTAAATCATCCATAGATAGACGGTCTTCAATTGCTGTAATAAATGGCTGTAATGAATAAGCCAGAAATTCTTTACGAGCATCCAAGATGTTTTGATAAGTCATTGAGTTATTCATGTCTGCTGAAATCATGTAAGCAGGTACGTTGCAAACACGAGCAATTTGTGTTGCTAGATACTGTGCAGCTTCGTTATACATCATGTCTTTAGGTGAAAATGATGTAGGTACATAATCCAGAGTAGAAGTCAAGTATGCTGTAGCGCGATTCTGACGAGCGGCTTTCCATGTAGCAAGTAATCCTTGAACTTGAGCATCAGGAAGGTCAGCTCCGGAATTCTTGATGAAGCCCGACGGTTGTGGAGTTTGACTTGCAATGTTTATGGCTTTTTCAATATCAATCGCTGATTGAATTGTTCGTTGTGCTCTTACAAGAATGCCTTGATCTAATGCTTGAAATGTTACAAGTGATCCGACGCCATCCATAGGAACGCGTTCGCCATTGACCATGTAATACTCAACCTCAGAAGAGTTTTTATTAAGTTTTACAGTAACGCGATCATTTTGAATCCATTCAAAGCGCGCTGGACGATTATCGTCCTGATAAATCTCACGACAAATCCAATAACTGACACCATAATGTAGAAGGCTGTCAATAGTCCAGGCAATAGTTACTGAACGAGGTTGTCTTTTATCTGGTTGGTCAATCCATACAAGATTTGGTAATTCTTTTCCATCTTTGGTGCTATAAGTTTCTAAAGGAATTGATGCAATAACTCCAGCAATAAGATTTCTGCATCGAGCAACTGCTGGAACGCTCATTGCATTTTGACGATCGATAGAAGTTACATAATTGTTGTAACCACCAAAGTTGCCATAATAAGTACCAAATGGCGCGTCCATAACTGCTGGAGCGTATTGAGCTGAGATGCGTTGAGAATCGACTTCTAGAGGTTTAGCTCTAAGTCCGAGGTTCTGGAGTATGCCCATAGACCATCAGAATACCATTTGTCAAGTACTTAGACAAATCAACACGCATTGTCTAAGCAGAATATATTTGTGGTGTTGATTGAGGCTTAAGCAATTGAGAGACAACCATTGCCACCGATATGGGAGCAGATACATCTCCAGCAGATTTTCTTTTGACAATTCGCCAAGCAGAATCATTGACCTTTGCTGCACAATTGTTGAATTGTGCTACAAGCTCTTCTTGACCTGAGTGAACTACACGTCCATTGACTAAAGCATCAAGTAAATCTCCACATGCTTGATAAAAGCGTTGTCCGGACACATCTTCTGTCATTACACCAGAGTTTTGCAGACGATCAGCAATAGAAGCCGTTGTGTACTTATCGAACATGACTCCACGCGGCATATATTGCTCACACCATGATTTGACGTCTACTGCAATCTTTAAATCGTCTACAGCTACTGCTGACTCCCACGTTTGAAGCAATCCAAAGCCAATCTTGCCATCTGGCAATAATTGACCAGCAACGAGTGAAGCATTTCGACGAGATGGCGATACATCAAAAGCAAAGTACGTTAATGGCCCTGGACTCATTGTTAATTCCGAATTACTTGTTGCTTCGAGCACTCCATGAGGCCATGGCGATTGCAGGGAGTCAATCCATTGGCATAACGTCTCTGTACGAGTTGATTCAATTGGTGAAGTCGCTATTGACTCCTCGATGGCATCTTCTGTGATGGTATGACCTAATGCAGGATTCGCTAAAGCCCATGCTGCACGATCTTCTATTTTACAATACTGAGGTGCGGAGTATTCGTAGAATCCAAAGGATTTTGGTGGATAGGACAAGGCTCGTTCCCGCATATCGTTGAGGACAGTAGAGAACGCATCTCCTGCATTACTTGTAAAGAGTGATTGGCTGTTAGAACGGGCTCTTGTAACAGGTGTCGCAGCTCTAAATGCTTCTTCTTCAATTTCTCGCAACTCATCAATCCAGAGGAAATCAGCAGTCCTTCCACGAGAGCCGTCTCGTGTAGCAGCAACGACGTCAAGACGTGCTCCGTTAAGGAGTTCGATGGATTCTGTTCCATTGGCATATCGGATCGCTTTCACTTGTGATTTAAGGAAATCATTATGTTCAATTGTCCAGGCGATGTCTCTAAAGCTTGTCAAAGCCATGCCACGATTAGATGACATGATTAAATGATTCTTCTCATTGCCATAAAAGAGACCCCAGATGACTCTCATGCGCGCTAGGTGAGTCTTTCCGTTCTGACGTGCCACAAGTATGAGGTTTGACTTACGCACAAAGTTACCTTTGGCATCTACCTTCATCATGTCGTCAAGAACAAACTTCTGCCACGGCAATAGCGGCACTTTAATCTTCTCAGCAAGCTCTGCTATCTGATCGCCCATAGTTTTACCTTTGAGCAATGGCGAATGCAATCTTGGTTTGATTGCCCCTCGTAGGCGCAGTTTCTTACTGGTTGATTTTGTTGTCATTCAGGTTTGATTGTTTTCGTAAAAGGCGAGTCTTTAGGCATAACCGAGCGTGTCGGGGAGAAAAGGCGAGAAAAGACAGGGGGGGTAGCCGTGTGTGCTAAAAAAAACGATTCTGAGCGCGCTGCTTTGCGTAGGTTACATGATTTGCACAGCACTTGAAGATTATCCATATCATGAGTACCACCAGCCTTGCGTGGAATGATGTGATCGATGTGCATCTCACCCTCATCTGTTCCACAGTATGCACACACATGACCATGCAACTTGAACACACGTTCACGCTGTGCTCTGTATCTTCGACTGTTGAGTTTGTCTAATGCCATGAGTGCTTATACCAATGTGCTAAGGCAGCACATGTATTAGGTTGCATCCCTTCTACTGTATGCACATAACCATAACGATGGCCTATGTAACGTAAGCCCCATGATACCTGCTGTATAGGTGTAGCTGTACGAAGCCACTCACTCTTACCTTGAGGTATCCCATATACATGATGCTTACCATTGAGATTACCTACAGCCTTATAATTCCAGGCTGATTCTTTTCCGTACAATATAGAGACACATTTGTATAAATGATTAGTTAATTGTCCTTGAGCATATTGCTTTGACGATATGTATTTTATTGGTGCGTTTGTCGCACTTGCTGCTGATAGGAAGCAGAAGCATAAAGCTCCCCCGATAACGATTGCTACCGAGCGAACTAACCGCTTCACGGTTCGCTCTGAGCACCTGGTGTGCTCTAGCCCTCTGAGTGTATTGCCTGAGTCAAATATATTAAGCATGACTTCCTAACTAATCTCATTATGTGGACAGTGATTTACATCACATTACTTATCTGTTGAATAGAATCCTTTCCCTTTGAACACTAAGCCAGGTACTGAATAGATTCGATTAGCTTGTGCGCCACAATCTGTGCATCGAACTAAATCATGATCCATAGATAATTCAAGTTCCATTTGTGTATTACAAATAGGGCAACGATATTCATACATTGGCATTATCGGTTTCTTCTTTCCCACAAGCTTTACACTCCCAATGTTTGATTCTCCAATTACCACAATCAGTACATCTGACTAAGGTTTTCTCCCAGTCAATATCACCTGGAATCTTTGTATAACCTGCCTTGCGTAATAACTGCACCAAATCGACTAATGACAACATACAGACGAACTCACCGACTGATGCTTCCCCTTGACCATTAAGTCTGAAACACGCAAAGCCAAGCTTCCCACTCTTGTCTGTACGTGCTTTGATTTGGCGTAGTGTCCCTTTGATGTCAAGTGAGTTACGAGCCTTAATCTCGATGTCGAACGGAACATTGAGAATGTCCTCGCCTTGACCACGACCGACACTAGCTGCGTGCCACCATTGCTGCAAGTACATGGCGACAATGCGTTCGGTCGCATAACCTCTGTGTTTTCTATGCTGACTCGGCATCTGCTTCTTTCGAGGTCTTCAATGCAATATGGCTAACTGCATGGCATTTCATGCAAGTAAGGAAAACCTCATCATTAGCCTCTGGAGTAATAGCCACAGGTTCATTGCATAGATCGCAATAGATAACAATATCCTGCGGCTCTGGGAACTGTTCTCCCAAGATTGTGGCTGTGCCATCATCAAAGATTACCATTTCACCCATATTTATGCCCTCACCTTCTGTGGTCGCCATGATCCATTAGGTGCAATTTCGTACCAGATGATGTCTTCACCTTTTGCACATCGATTCATTTCACCAGTAGCTCCTGCAATGCACTTAAAATGACCCCACGGCTTGCCAGTCTTGCTTGTACCGGTAGCCCAATACATTTCACCATGTGGGCAACGCGGAACATCTTTGTCTGTGGTAGCACCTATAATGTCCTTCACGGTTGCCACAGCTTCTTCGCTAGTTATTGGCATGGCAACTGTTTTGATAGTCCACGGATCATCTTCTTTCATGACAGGGATATATTTCTCGGATTTAGGTTCTGCGAGCTTTGTTCTTGCCATGTCTTGGACTGTTGGTTTGTGGGATGTTTCGAGGACGAGTGATAATGCTCGGCCAATCGCTGACGTGACAGTATCTTCAACGTAAAACTTACGCATCGAAGCATTAAACGTACTTGCATCTCCAAAAGCGTAATCGACAGCAGAAGGCAAAGTATCTTCATGCTCTCTATAAATCTGAGCCGATACAAGGATATGACCCTTCTCAGCATTGAATTGAATAACATCTGTAACTATTCTCCCAACTGGATAAGCGACTTGAAAACGGCGGATGCGAGAGTTCACATCTTCATAGTTAGATAGATCAAACATATAGTTCGTCCTCTTCTGTTTGTAGTTGTACTGCTATTGCTAGATACGCTATTGCATCGATGTAAGAATCTGTGTGTCCTGGCGATTCTGTGATTCTGGCGAGTTTAACTTCGACCATTGCAAGTGCAGCTTGAACGTCTGTGATTGGGTAATCAAGTAGACAGGATAACCTCGCAGCGATGCGACCTTGATTGATTGACGGATGACCGTAGACCTTGCCACGATCTTGCATGATGTCGATTGCATTGATTAATGCCTCAGTCGCTCTCATCGACCAACCTGCTCGTAATACTTTCGAACAGCTTTGCGACCTTCGCAATATCCATTGTCATAACCAGATTCTTGACCTAGTCTAAACGCTGCATAGACGGCAAAGGAGAAGCCAGCCACTATCAGGATTGTTAATGAATTGATTATCATTTAGCCCTTTCTTGTCCTGTATTTCAGGAACAGGGAAAGTGTTACACAGCTACTTGGATTTATTGCGTTGATTTTGATAACGAAATGGTAACAATTCTGAGTCATCCATTTGCGTGTCTATATCCCGAAGGATGTCGTTATCTAGGTCGTCCATAACGCTTACCAGCGACAATGAATGTGCCGTCCTTTTCTAGGTTTATGAGGCTGACCTGCACGTTTGCACCGATTTCCTCGATGATAATGAAGGCCTGCTGCCAGTTCATTGTGCCTTTAGTGTAATGAGCCTGCCTGACATCCATAAGATGCCCTGCTTCCCATCCACGCAGGATACGGCCTATTTTGCCTCCTGAAGCCTCTGTGAAGGCCGATTGACCTGCCCTATGAGTGTGTCCACATATAATGCTAATACCGTGTCTACGAGCCGCGTCAAGGGCTGTAAGACCAGGTGTAGGCTTTACGCTTCCCTCATCGCCATGAACTGCCACAATGCCCTTTGCGATGGCGTAAGGCTTCTTGTGGTAGGTGATGCCTAGTTCATCGAGCTTCATAAACTTTTCAAAGCGCAACTCTGGTAATGCCAAGAATGCAGGAATCTTCTTCATCGTGACGTTGTAAAGTCTGTCTGTGTGATTGCTTCGGATCATGTGAGCTTCTTTAGCATGCTCGACTAATGACCAGAGAACCTCGACTGCTTCATCTCTGTCAGCAGCTAGTGTTTGTTCGTACCAGCCTGGTGTGTTTTCAGTCCATCGAGAGATTTGCGGGAGATCGATTTCATCTCCAAGTGTAACGACAGAATCGGGGCGGTAAGTCTTAATAAAACTTGCAACATTTTTAACAGCTACTGGATCGTGATAGGGAACTTGTAAGTCTGGAACTACAACAGTTCTTTTCATTCATCCTCATCGTCATACCAGTCTGGCTCTGGGATATTTGGGTTAATAGGCGATGGAAGTATCCATTCAGGATAAGCCTGTTTCTCTACAATGATGGCAAGTGCCAAATCAACATCAAAGCCTGCGCGGCGTAATGCACGATACATTTCATGCACTCCAATAGCCCACGCATCTAACTTGGAATAGCCTTCATCCACAAGCTTCTTAGTTGCTTTTCTTGCCATGAGATAAGTGTCACCTCTCGAGTAGAGAAATTATTGTTTCGACACGCGCTTCTAGTCGATTCAATCTGTCATTCATTGAACTGCCGCCATTAGGTTTTAGTTCAGCAAGGTAATGCTTTACTAGCCAGCGTATTGATCCTGCAAAGCCAGTAACGATTGAAATAATTGCAACTGAAAAAGCCGCCCAGTTAAGGGCGCTCATTATGCCGAAATGCCCATGCTATGGTCGTTAGGGTTTAACCAACGAATAATTGGTGGCAAGCATGATGAAAGACCAGCGGCAATAAGAGCCTTTGGGTCAGTCACACCAGCTGCTGCTAATGATAAAACTGCTACAAGAAATGCTCTAGCCCATGAGCCTGCTGCAACCTTGATGTCTTTCATTTGTATCTCCTAGTTTATGTTTGCGTAAACCATCATTGTGGCTGTACCACTTGATGTAACTGCATAGAGTGCTTCATTGTCTGATAACTGAACTGTAATTTTGTCGCCGTTATCCATTCGATATCCGGTTGAAGTCGATACTGTGCTTGCGCCAATATATGTAATTCCGGATGATGAATGAAGGCTTACAACTTGGTCAGCTCTATTAGCAGCCAAAAGAAGTGTTGGTGTCGTACCTACTGTTACTTGAGTTGTATATGGCATTACTTTGCTCCTAGCATTGGGATGTCGAACCAACTACCATTCGCATCACCTTCTTTAGTGAATGAAATATGGATGTGATGATCGTGGCGGTTAATCCCATCATAAGGACGCCAACTCCAAGATTTCTTAGCGGAAGCGATTTTTCCTGCATAGATGACGTAAGCAATTCGTTTCTCACCTGACTTGGCACATAGGCGTATTTGGTCGGCAAGATAAGCACCTGTGCTGGGGCGTGTGTCGAGATCCTTATCCACATCAATAGCCCTGACGATTCCGTTAATCGGATCGGGATTGTGATCACTTGGACGTGCTGCGTGAGCGGCATCGCCTATCCAACCATCGCTTTTGCGGTCGCGATCCGGATATGAATCATCAATCTGCTCACGGAGTTGTTGTCCTGCTTTACTTAGCAGCGGCTTCATTAGCAATCATTTCATCATAGGTAGATTTAAGCATTGAAGTATATTCCCCATTGCCTCGATCAATAATTGCATGAGTTGTTACTATTCCAAATTCTTCAATATCTATAAACTCTACATTATTCATTTCTATAACTCCGCACTAAAGCCAATATAGGCTGTTGCATCATTTGCACCAGTAATTCTGCCAACTGTTCCTGCCGTTGCTCCCGATACTGTTCCTGTAATACTTGTGCAAAAAGCATTGTTATTAGCACTAAGTGCAACGGAAGACATATTAAAAGCGGTATCTGCATACCTTAAAAATGAAATTGCAGAAGAGTCTAAAGAAGTAGGCGCAACTCTCATTGTTACAGGAAATTGGATATTTCCAGTTGCAGTAGTAGTTGTATTTGTATAAGCAACAGGGGCTAAAATTCCATAACCTGTTGCGGCAACTACTCTGTAATAATACCTTTGGCAAAGGCTAAGTTCACCCTGAATAGTTCCCGATGCAGTTTGAAAGGCTGTGGCTGTTGAACCTGACTCTAACTGCACACCCCAAATATCTGTGGTGCTAGATGCATTGGGTAAAGTAAAAATTACTTCAAGGAAAGATGAAGTTCCAATAGTTTTACCTGAAACGCTAGGGATTGAAACTGTGTAAGAAAAGCGTTGCCAAGCAGTTGTAGCAGATGCAGTTCCAGCACTTGTTGATACTGTTCCTGAACCACCTGAACCAAAGTTTTGGTCAAATGAAACGCCAATACTTCTAGCAGCATCGCACTTAGCCCAAAAGGAAATAGTGGCTGTCTGTCCTGCTAATTGGCGTACATCTTCAATTCTTTGTTTAACATATTGTGCAGTTTGTGATGCCGCTTTTGTA